GTAGTTAAAGCCCCAACAACTGCTGGTGTTGCACGCAAGACTAAACTTACTACGGCGACCAGTGTAGTTAAAGCCCCAACAACTGCTGGTGTTGGAAGAAAGACAAAGCGATCAACATCCACTAGTGTAGTTAAAGCCCCGTTGTCTTCTGGTGTTGGTCGCAAAGCCAAAAGAGCCTCGTCTACCTCTAAGGTTAATGCCCCTATAACAACAGCCTCTGGTACGATTACCCCTGCTGCAGTTGCTGGGACCGTTACCGCCATAGCGACGAGCATAGTCAAGGCGCCAGCCACTATAGCTCTGTGCCGTCTTGTCAGGCGCTGCACGGCCACTTCTACAGTCAAGGCCCCTATAACCAGTGGTAACGTACGCCGCAACAAGCGGTGTACGGCAACTTCTGTAGCCAAGGCCCCTATAACTACTGGCTCTGCCACGGTTAGTTCCCCTGGGTTGGCCCCTTGTAGTGGCACGAGCGTTGTCGCTGCACCGAGGACCATTGCGTCTTCCCGCATTGCTCACCACTGCGTGGGAACGTCAGTGGTTAATGCGCCAAGGACAACTGGTAGTGTCAATGGGACGGCGGGCACTCAGCTCGACAGGATAGAGCAGTTGCTTTACGTACTCATGGCGGTGAAGTCATGACGCAGTACGACAGGATAGAGTTTATGCTGTGCGTAATGATCGCATTGCACCTGTAGTTTTTTATCCTATAATTAAGAAAGGTGATTTCGTATGTCTGAAGCGCTTATGACCCAGGATACTTCCGCGGAGAGCGTTGCTACGCCCGAGGATGCAACTGGACTGTCTGAGCCAGAGGGGTTGCCAGAAGAGTACAAGCCGTACTCGATGATTCCGTGGGAAACTATTCCCGAAGAGCAACGCGAGGCGGTGCTTGCCGGAGTGAAGAAGTTCCATGGGGGGATGACCAAGGGGCAGCAAGAGGCAGCGAAGCTCAAGGGCCAGATGGCAGAGCTTTCGCGCAAGGCTGAATTGCTGGACCAACTAGTTGAGGAGCCCTGGGTGAAGGCGGCATGGAAGCAGGTACAGTCTGGTCAGAGCGTTCCAGCAGTGGAACCTGAGAAGACGCCCGTGCTTTCAGACCACCTCGACTCAGAGGCTGCCAAGGCCATTGAAGCCATGGTACAGAAGGCTATCGAAAGCAAGCTTGGCCCATTGAGTTCTCAGCTTTCGTCTATTGGGCAGGAGCAGGCGAACTCGCGTGCGAAGAACGAGCTTGCCGACCTGGCCAAGAAGGCTGGGGATAACGGCTGGCCAGACCCTTACGAGAGGCTGGACACCATGGCGCAGGTGGTAGCGACTGGAAGGGCGAAGTCAGTTGAGGACGCCTATCGTTTGGCTACCTTCGAGGACGTACCGGGGCTTGTCAAAGAGAAGACTCGGTCGTCTGTAATGGAGGAGCTTAAGGCGAAGGCGGGCAAGACTGTATCTCCCACAATGGGGTCATCGCAGAATGGCAAGTCTGAGACATATTCAGGACGTGATTCTGTGTTGAGGGCTTTTAGAGACGCTAAACGCGAGCTTGGCATTTAAGGAGATAAATCATGCCTCGTTTTAGTTCCGCTGTAGTTGCGGCTGGTAGTATCCCGGCGAATATCAATGCGCTGATTGCAACGACTTTGCCGAAGGTCCAGCCGAGCATTGTTGATAACTTCTTTCAGGCGACCCCGTACTTATGGTGGATGAAGGACAAGGGCCGTTCCAGTGTTTACGATGGTGGAGAGTCTATCGAAATTCCCATCATGTATGACGAGAACCCGAATGCGAAGGCCTACGACGCATACGAGGTTATGGATGCGACGCCTCCGCAGGGTATCGCAACGACCGTGTGGAAGATGGCGCACTACAGGGTTCCGATCATGTACGCGCGCACGACTGCTGCGGCCAACAAGGGCGATAGCGCAGTGGTCAATCTTATTGATGCGTTGAAGCAGCAGGCTGAGCTGAGCCTGACGCGGTGCATCAATACGGATCTCTTCACCACTTCGCGTACGGTAAACAACAAGCTGATCTACTCGATGTATCAGGTTGTTGATACGGCAACGGTGGCAAGCCAGACGCTTATCATCGGTGGCATTAGCCGCACGACGTACACCTGGTGGAGGAATCAGTGGTCGAGCATTGCGACTACTGCGGGTAGCACTGGTATTGCTGATGGAATTCGTGCCGCTTACGCGAATTGTAGCGACGGGAGTGACCATCCTGATCTTGCCCTAGCAGATACTCTCAGCTACTGGCATCTCGAAAGCAAGCTGGCGACGAGCATCCGCTACGTCAATCAGCGTGCCGCAGAGTTTGGTTTCGACAATATGACTTATCAGGGCATGACGATCATGCAGGACAAGTCGATTACCGGGACCAACGTTGATGGTTCTGGGTCTATCTTCTTACTCAACTCTAAGTACCAGAAGCTCCATCTCGGTAGTGACGCTAACTTCAAGATCATCACGCCCGAGTATGAGAAGTGGCAGGATGCGTACGTCGGTGCGATCCTTGTGGACATCCAGCAGACCTGCAGCAACTGCCGTCGTAACGGTGTGCTTCAGGGTGGCGCGTGCTTGGCGGCCTGCTAACCGAAAGGACTGAATATATATGTACGCAAAAGTTGCGAATGACTTCTCCCCCGTTGTGCGCTTTATGTACAACGCGGGCGCGTCTGCGATCCCTGCTGGGCTTGCGGTTCAGCGGGCGGCAGATCTTGGCGCGTGCCTTGTGCCTGACCCCGTCGATAACGCGTCTCCAATGCGTTACGTCCTTGGCGTTAAGCTCTGCGCTCCGAGTATTACGGCGCACCAGCAGAACTTCCTGGGCGTTTCGATGAAGACCGCCACCACGTCTACGTGGTTCCCGGTGTGCGTTGGAGGTCCCTGCCAGGTTAGGTATTCTGCCGCGGTGGCCATCGTTGCTGGAATAGCCTTGGGCGTAATGAGTACGGCCCCTGGTTATTTCATCACCATTACTTGCGCGAGTACGATTTTCTCTGTCCCAGCGGTGGCGTTGCAGTCGCAGTCTGTTGCTGCCGGTGGTCTCGCTGACGCCTTCATCGAGCCCGTTAAGCTTGGCGGTGGGCAAGGGTTCTTCCTTTAAAGGGAGAGGAATTTAAATGCACTCTGTTTTTGCTAACGATTTTTCTCCTAGTATTATCAATATGTATAACGCCAGCGCCTCTGTTATTGAAGCTGGCTTTGGCGTTATGCGACTCCCATCGGTAGCGCAAACATTCCCTGATGCAGCAAACGAAAAAGCGCCGGTAAGCTACATCAAGGGGGTGACGTATGCCACGGCTAGCATTTCCGCCCATCAGCATAATTTTATCGGGATTGCTATCGAGAGCATCGCGCCTTCTACCTATGGTGCTGTTTGCATTGGTGGACCTTGTCAAGCAAGGATTGGCATCAGTGCGAGTTATTCTGCTGGATGCCCAATTGGAATAGACCCAAGCACTTCTGGTTCATTTGTAGAGATCGTAATCGAAAGCACTGCAGACGCTTTCTCGGTTCCGCTTATGAACATTAGCGCTACCGTAACCGTTGCAATCGGAGACATGCTTAATGTCTTCATTGAGCCGGTTAAGCTGGCAGGGGCGCTTGGTTTCTATCTGTAGGATCTCCATGGGGGCTTGGGGACTGCCCATGCCCCCATATTTTAGCGAGGCGCTATGATCTCAACTCCTACCGAAGAGGCGATGGTAGACATTATCAATGGGCGTATCCAGCACCAGCAGGGTGGTGGTACGTACGTATGCAAGAATTGTAGCCGGGGTTTCGAGAGCCCCTTTGCTTTGAGGCTCCATACGCCGAGGTGCTCTGGTGACATTGGCCGAGATAATTACAAGACTCCAGGATGTGTACGGAAACACACTGTCAAGCAGTGACGCCTACTACGGACGGGTGGTCAACGACGCATACTTCAAGATCTGTGCTCTGACGGAATGGTGGTGGCTTGAGAAGGATCAAGTCATTGTGGCCAATGCGCCGGCCACTTCGTTCGTTGCGTCAGCCACAATCGCTTCTACAGCCATGATAATCTCTGGCTCTATCGCCACCACCTACGGGGCCAACACCTGGATCGGGGCACCCGAGCGCGTCTACAGGGCTACGTCGATCTCTGGTAGCGCCACAGTGACGCTTACGCTCGATAGCCCATGGATCGAGACGACGAACACCGCAGTGGCTGTGGACCTCTGGGGGGACACGTTCACCTTGCCCACTGACTTCGATACGGTGGTGTCTGTGGCATCTCGCAGTGACGACAACTACAAGCCCTTGACTCAGGTTACTCTTGCGGACATTGAGACGTATGGAAGCAATGTCTTCGATTGGGCTTCAGAGGTTGCTGACCGATTCTGTGTCTATCCGAACCCCGACGGTACGGCATCGAGTAAGACGCAACTACTTAGGATATTCCCTCCCCCGGACGAGACCACCGAGTACCTATTGCGTTACCGCATGTGCCCGGCTACGTTGTCGGCGGCTGCCGATGTCCCATTCTTACCAGAGCGTTATCACCCTATTCTTGTGGACTACGCCAAGTTAGAGCTCTACAAGAACGAGGGCGAAGACTCTGACAGGATCCAGTTCGCTGAGCAAGAGGCGTCTAAGGGGATGGCCATGCTCATCCGTCAGAACTCGCAGAGGGGCAACGTCAATCGCAGGTTCGGGCGAAGGGGTATTGTCGCTTCTGGGGCGGTTACCCCAGTTAAGTTCCTCAACACCACTGGTGCGGTATGATGGATATATTCGAGCAGTCTGAGTTCAGGGGTCTGGCTCTTAAGGGCATGGCCCAGGATGATCCCTACACGTCTCGGATGGAGCTTAACACCGAGACGAATGAAGACAGTTTGAATAGACTCAAGGGACGCCAGCCGTACATCGCCAGCCAGTTCCCCACCAATGCCGTGTACTTCGATGAGCATAACCATGTCCTAAACATGAAAACGCATGGGAACGTGTACAAGACGTTCTCGTATCCAGCGGGTACATCGTTTGAAGCTTGCGTTTGTTTCAGGTGGGATGGGGCCGCAGACGCCCCAACATCCTTTGATTCAAGAAGAATCTTTTGTATAAACCAGGGTCAGGCTACTTCAGAGTTTGCTTTTGATGCCTACTACTCTGCTTCTGTGTGGAAGACTAAATTCAGTGTAATGAGAACGTCTTTAGCTCCAGTGTACTCTAATATAGTGTCAACCACATCTATTACCGCAGGCGCTTGGTATTGGGCTCACGCAGTGGTTAGCAACAGCAATAGCGCCACCCTAAATATTTACAAAGACGGATCTGCCGTTGTAGAAGAAAGCATCGCCAACACATCTCTCGCCAGAAGCGCTTACATGATGACGACATTCTTCCCAAACATTGGTGGAATCCCGTCTCTTTATTACTTCAATTTCTACCGTGGCGCTGTGGCTTATGTTGGCTGTGGTCCTGTTGGATCTTGCCCTGCTCCATGGACGGGCAAGGTCGCAAGGGAAGGGCAGGACTACCCACTTGATTTCTCTTTTTGCGTTCAAGATCCATCGGACGATTCGTTTATAGCTAAGATTGCCACTGCATCTGCATCTGCTCTTTCTTGGGCGCACATGCCTCTAAGGGGGATAGCAACGTCAACCGTAAACACTACGACAAACTCTCTTAACGCTATTGGGCTATCTTTATATGGCGGAAACCAGGTTGAAGTAGACCTCCCACCGTGTGGTATGTTTGAGCAGAAGACGGTGTTCATGTTTGACATAGACACTACTGCAGGATACTACCCAATCATACGATCTGAAGACAGTACGTTCTTGATAGAGGGGTTTGAGTCTACCCCAAACTATATGTTACAAGCTACATTCAACGGGGCAAGCGCAACGTCTGGCCAAGAGTCATACTGTAGGCTTGCAAGCGTTGCACACGTCTTTGCTGGAGAAGGACAGATTCTCCACAAATGGCTTGCTGTAGAGTTCGTTCCCAATGTTTCCGCATCCACAAACAACGTTGCAATGTACCAGTATACGGCAGCAACCTGGACATCGTTGTTGGCCGCGGCTTCGACTAGTTATACATATGGAATAGTGCCCCCTGAAACCAATAGATATATAATCGGTGGGAACTGGGGTGAAAGAACTGTAGGTTTTGGCGTCCATGATTTTAGAATATCAGTAGGGGATGAGTCATGGAAAACAAACCATACGCCATTAACTGGAAGGTCGAAGATCCCCAATGGAACGGTTACATGGTTAAATCATTATAAGGGGCTATACGCAAGAGATGACAACATAAAGACATACGTAGAGAAGAGATCTAACCCTGGCAACAAGAAGATTATCGCCCTTAGTGATCGAGTTGATGGAGTGCTTAGATATAAAGTCCCTCAGCACTTGCTTAATAAAAAATATATTGGATGCCCATATATAAACGGGGTCTTCCTCCCAAATGTAGATGACGTTAATGACATTGGAGACGGTTGTATAGCTGCAGTCTCAGATGGATGCTACGCAGAGTGTTCTTCTTCGTCGTTTTCTGTCAGCCCAAGATATGTTAGTCAAGGTCCGTGCAGGCCTGTTGTTTCTAATATAGGCTTAAATAAATATATATGTGGAGGTGCTCCGCTACAATACGTCGGAAGCAGGACCAGACTCTCTGGATTTCCAAGGATGCATTGTATAGCGCAGCCTGCCGGGGCGTCAAACTCAGAGGAAAACTCAACTCTTGACAATAGAGGAGCGCTGGCGTACGACACTGTATATAAATACAAGGTTACTCTATACAATGGAGAGACTGGAGACGAAAGCAATCCGCATGGGATGTTTAGGTTTATAACAGACGTAAACCCAGCGGCAAGCACTGGGTGTGGGTTCACTGTGAACGTAAGCTTCATCACTACTTCCGATATAGATGGGTTGCAGTTTAGGGTATATCGGTTTGTCTCTGGAGATGGGGCTTACCATCTTGAGGGTAGTTCTAAGCTTAGTGGTCTATCTGCAACCACAGACCTTAGATATTTCTCGCAAGGGACTTTTACATTCACAATGAGCGAGGCCGATCTAACCATTCAGCCAACCATAGGACTTGACGACAATAATATCCCAGAGCATCTCTACAGTAGCGTGTGGAATAATAGATCTTGGTTTATCGATTCTTATAATCCAAGCCGAGTCTTCTACTCTAAGGAGTATCAGCTTGGCAATGTCCCAACTACAAATTTCCTATGGAGCGACGAGGGGCTGACTGGAGACATCTTGGGGCTCACCCCTGGCTTTGGTGGGCTGCTGGTTCTCAAGGAGCGATCCATCTGGATCATCCCCTACTTCGCCACAGACGAAGAGGCGGTATGCCAGCAGCTGATACCAGACGTAGGGGTTGTTGGTGGTGACGCCTCGGTGTTCGTTGATGGTATTCTGTACTTCGCGTCTAATGCCGGGCTGTACATATACAATGGACAGACGACGGAGCGCATTAGCTCGCACCTCAACAAGGCTGAGCTTGTGGTCTGGGATCACGACCCGCGCAGCACCAGGGCGTATTACGACCGCAGGAACTTCAAGGTTATCTTCTGGAACGATGGTTCGTTTGTGTCGGTAGACGTGCGCTCGGGGGCTATACGGCTGGGTGCGAGCAACGATAGGTGTGTTACCAATATATCATCGTTAGCCTACTCTGGGGCGGTATACGGCGGCACGGGTGGGGTGTTTAAGGAAGCTGCTGGCAATGCTGGCGTGCTGGGTAATGCAGACGATTCACACTCACCGTCCTTGATGCCAGAACTTGTTTCTGAGTTTGGAGACTGGGACACGACCGAGATTGTTAACATTAATACTGCAACCGCTGCGTTGGTGTATAACGCAGAAAATTGGTACTCAATAAACGGAGATAGGACAACTGTATTTGATCTTGGGAGCGCGCTTCCCGGAGCGTTAAGCCTAACGTTTGTAAACGCAGGGGCGCATACATGGTCCTCTGCCGCTGCCGCTGCCCCTGCTGTTGTTCGTAAATTAAGGGACGACTTCTGTGGCCTTATCGCTCGTGCAAATGTTTCTACTGTAGCTGTATCTCAAGCGTTAATCGCGTTCTCTTCTGCAGATCCAACTAAATATGTAAAGCTCCAATGCTTTGCGAATAGCGACATTGCATATAACATTAGAATAGAGGCAAATGATTCAGTATTAAATCAAGCGATAAATATTGCTACTGTTGCTGTAACGGCTTCTCCTATTATAATTATGCAACTTTATCGTACGGGGACGACATTTCATGCTGGTTACAAATACTATAATGGGTCTTGGGGTAGTTCATTCGATGGGGTAACTGAAGTAACAGCATCCATTGGTTCTGATGTTTACGTAGGTCTTTGCTTCGAGGACCATGTTGGTGGAAGGGCTCCATCGGTAAACAATATTTGGTTCTACGGAACAAACCCACTTACTTATGCAGTGGCCCCTGCCAATAGGCATAGTTCCATTGATGTAAATGGAGCTGTATATGGACCAGTCTTAGCCACTGCATCTGGGTATACCTCTGCGGTAAACTGGAATTGGACTGACGGTAATCTTGGTACGGGTACCAAGCGTGTCGGCTCTAAGTTCCCTCTATGGACAAGGACGCCTACATGGTTGGTCCATAACAGCCTTGTTGGCCGAGAGATAACCCACTGGAACGACGAACGCAACGACATATGGTCCACCATTATCCATGCCGTAGAGAACAGTGGCTTTGGCGTCTACTACTACATAACCAAGCAGACTGATCTTGACGAGTTCTTTATTGGCAAGCGTCCGTACTACTACAGGGGGCAGAATATCTACTACGGCAAGCGAGCAGACGCCAAGATGTTCGAGCGCCTGGAGATCATCAACGGTGCTGATCCTGGTGGTGGCAACGCTGATATAATCTTCGGCTCTCAGCTTCATGGCGAGGCGTCGGTGATGACAGCAAGCGGGACTATCCCCTGCACCGCGTCGACAAATAACATTCTGCCACTGCGTATACGCGGGAACTACGGCTACGTTGAGATCGAGGGGTATTCGCCTCTGAACGTCTCTGACGTTAAGATGCTGCGAGTCCACTACAGGCCGGTGAGGCCGAGGGGACGGCTTAAGTGACGTTGAACAAGACGTTCATTGCAGCGGTAGACCACACGAGTAGGGCGATAAACAATCTGTCTATGTCTACAGACCAGGAGCTTCGGCGTCTTGATGCGCGCATCAAGACGCTTGAAGCTGAGGTGGTGGCGCTTGCCGCAAGGCTTACGGCGCATGGAATATAGGAGACGCTGATATGCTTCCACTTATAGCCGGTGCTGCGTCGTTGGTGAGTACGCTGGCGGGGATATACCAAAGCCAGCAACCCACTGCTCAGTCGAAGATGAGCAAGGGGCGATGGACGGGGCTTGCGCCAGAAGCAACTAGAATTCTCAGCGGATTGTTTTATAACCCCAATATGGGGGCGCAGCCAATTTACAAAAACACTAGGGGCAATCCCAACCTCGGCGGCTACGCATTCGCCCCGCCTAAGTCCATGCAGGACATCTATAGCTCGTACCTCAATCGTTCCTACGGACTTTCTGAACAAATAGCTAACTCAATGGTGTCGGAGTCTGTCGCTCCCATCAAGATCGGGGCGCTTAAGCGTGGGATGAACGCTTCTGCTATGAATCGAGCTACTCAGACTGATCCCAATTCTCTTGCTTCAGCCATGCTTAACATCCAGACGCCAGGTGGTATTGAGCAGATGGATTACCTGAAGAACGCCAATAGTCTTGCGTCGTACAATGCGTGGCGAGCGAAGCAACTTGGCGAATTGATAGGGTGATATATGGCAGAGTTTAAGTTTGAATATGACGCAATGGATCCGAATGCTTCTGGTGGGTTGGTTAAAGACTCTAAGACCTATCGCCCCGTAGGTGGTACGAGAGCACTTGACAACTTTAACCAGATGAGCGACTGGAGCGGCAAGCTTGGCGTAAACTCTTCCCAGGACAAGTTTCTTTCTTTTGGGTTAGGAGCAGGCGTTTTTCCTATTACTGGATTCGATAAAATAGGAGGAATTAAGTTCGCCGCTGGACTATTCGGGGCAAACAAGGATAAGTGGTACAGAGACTATCGCAAGTGGGCCGACTACTGGCGAACGGGCATGAGTAACGCTCTTGGTTATGGAGCTGGTGGAGAGGATGCTGCCACCGACCCATTATCTAGGCTTCAGTTTGCCCTCTCCAAACAAGTAGACATTGACAAGCTCAATAACACCTTCGACCAAAACTACGACGCCACTGGATTAATCAACAGTAGAAATCAGGGTCTGGCTGCAATACTCAGACAACAAGCTGCTGGAATGGGCATCAGGGATGCGTATGAGCCAGTTATAAGTAATACAACAAATGCAAGGCAGACGCTTATAGACAAGTCCCTGGCAGCGTATAGGCCCGAAGCATACCAGAATCAGCAAAAACTTAGCGCTAATGCAAACCAGTTGTTGCAATCAATACAGTTGGCGAACACTGAAGCGCAGCAGTCGCTTGGTGCAGCGGGGAGGACGGTGTGATGCTGGCATACGAAGACCTTCTCAAAATAAGCCCCTACGATGAGCTATTCAAAGATCCGACAGCCAAGGACAAGCCCGCAAACCTTGGGATGCAGGGGATCACCGCTGGTAGTGAAGGCCAGAATGGATCTACCGGGATGATGCTCCTCAATGCCCTGCTTAAACTTATCGGTATGTTCGGTGGTGGTGGCGCTCAGGCTGGTGGTGGTGCTGCTGCTGATTACGGTGGACCTAACGGCCCCTACGGTGGAAGCAACAACACAGGGTGGACTGGTATAGCCCCCAAGGCTTGGTGAAATAAATGCCTAGAACAATTGGAGACCTTATCTCTAGTGGTGTGGAGCAGGCTGCTCTTGAGGGCCAGGGTGGTGGCATGATGGCATTCCTCATGGCCATGAAGGGCGTCCAGGGGATTGCCGAGACGCTGCAGAATATGGAGGCGGAGAAGCGCGTAAACAAGAAGTGGGAGTGGGAGCAGGAAGATCGAGAAGTCGAGGTGATGCAGCGCGATTCAACCAAGTCTAAGATCGAGAAAGAGCGCAAGTTCGAGAAGGCTATTGCGGGAGAGGGCGTGGAGGGGCTTGACCCGGTTACGTTGGCCCAGGTAAGGGCAGCTCTCGCAGGGGCTAACGCTTCTGGAACCCCCGAAATTAAAGACGCTATTGGAGAGATCGCATCCGCTCTCGGGAAGGGCAGCACTAAAGCTGGAGATATAAATCCTGCGGCATTCTCAGCAGCTAAAAGCCAAGTAAGATCTTTCATTGAGTCAGAGTTTAAGTTCATCGAATATACAAACAGAAACAACCCAGACAAAGTGGCGGAGTTAAAACAGAAGACGCTTAAGGATCTGTGGAAAAGCAATAGAGAGGTCATTACTCCTATTATGTGGGATGCTTTAATGGACAGGGGTGGTGAAGATCCTTTTCTGTCTGACGTAAAGGTTGCCATTGGGAAGGATAAGTCTATCGCCAGTGTACTCCTTGGCCTTGCGGAAACAGTTGACAAGTCAAGTGGTACAACGAAAGACCCATCATTGCTTAGGGCTGTTGGCGTGGACGAGAGTAAATCAGCCGATATATTTGCAATGCTTGAAGAACTAAAGTCTGGTGGAGACCCAAACAAATTCCTTGAGAGTCAAAATATACAATCTAGACTTGTGCCAATCGACAAGAAGGGCGAAGACCGTCGCTATTTATACGAGGGCAAGCCTAAGACAAACAAAGAGCTTTCATCTATAATGAGCGACCAGAACACAAGGCTTAGGTTCGCCAGAGAGATAAGACTTGGTCTTCACAACCCAGAGAAAGCCAAGAGCAACTACTTCTTGCAGGAGTACGAGAAGAATCAAGCCGCTAAAGCAGCGGTCGCCGCCCCAATAATCCCAGGGGGAGGGGCTCAGGGCGTCTTCGGGGGGTATAGCCCCCCTATAGACAGGGCATACACGCCAGACCCTGAAGACCTCCCGCCCACGGATGTGTTCGGAAACAATCTGCCTGGGCAAGCCCAGCCGCCGGCTGCTCCAATGGAAGAGCTTCGATCTTTACCCCCTGAGAAGCTCGACGCACTCATGCAGATAATCAGCCAGATGTATAACCCAAGATTCAAGCCGGTGGATAAAACCCAAGAGCCGCTCAGAAACCGTTACCCTGGTCCTCGTCGTGACATGCTTAGGTAACCAATGCCAGTTCTCAACGACTATCTCAGTCAGCGCTACGGTGGCTTCACCAACCAGGGGGTTGCGGAGAACCGCATAGACACCTGGGGTCCGCTGGCTCGCTACAACGCCACCTCGGTGAGCCGTGGGCGCACTGGTAGGGCTGTAGTCCCCGAGGCTGTGGCTGATCTGCCAACGGGTAACTCTATAGAGCAGTACTTCGCACAGCAGTCTATAGAGAAGCAGAACGAGGGTGGTGGCGAGTGGCCTATATTTGGCCCGGTGCTCAGGGCGGGGAAGGTGGCGCTTGACGCGCTATCGGCTGGTGAGTACGCGGTAGCTTCTACCATCAGGGAGATCGTTGACCAGAAGCGTCAGTCGGATGACGTGAACCCGGTGAATGCCTTCTTCAAGGGGCTGGCTGCGGGCTTCAGCAGTGACGAAGAATACAAGACCACCATGTACGACGTGCTCACGTCCATGGGGTGGGATCCAGACACTACGAGTGGCAAGGTGGGGAAGGCCATGCTGGGGTTTGGGCTGAGCATGGCTGTGGATCCGCTGTCGTATATTGGTCTTGGCCCGCTTAAGACCGCCAAGATGGGGCGCTTCGGGACGAAGGATGTCAAGGGGGTTATCGACGAGCTTGCGGCCTACATGCCTGCGTCTATGAAAAGGGCCAGTGCTGGAGACCAGTACTTCAATAGGGCTGTGGGGCAACCTCTTCTGGATCACTTCAAGAAGTTTCGTCGAGAGTCCACGGTGGGGCTCAGCGAAACAGAGCGTATGCTCAAGGGCGTAGAGCACGACAAGCATGCGGTTGAGGATACTTTCTTGTCTGCCGTCCCGCTTGGAACTGACACTTGGCAAGAGGCCTATAAGCTTAAAGAGAGAACCATTGGCGGCAAGGTTATCAACCTCGTTGACGAGACGCTCAACTTCCTAGGCAAGCCCTTGACTGAAGCCAACAAAGAGTGGTGGATTACCAAGGGGGGGAAGAGTGCCTTCGATCCTGGTGGAGTGGTGATAGGTATCCCCTTCACTGAGTTCGAGGGTCACCTGTGGCCGAACAAGGACATCTTCGGGCCGAAGTACCTTGGTGCCATTGGTGGGTTCTTGGCTACCGCGGTACGCAAGGGGATCCCCTTCGCTGAAAGAGGGGAGAAGGCCCTCAAGGGGACTTCGCTCTACAAGGCTTTCGACGCATCCATGGAAAGCATGAAGCAGCGCTTCCAGTCGATGCGCGGCGAGTCTGCCACAGAGCGCCTCATGCAGGGCGAGCTTAAGGTTATAAACAAGCGAGTCAGTTCCGACGCCAGGCTTATTGGTGCTGGCGCTGTAACGGTTGACGCCACTCCTACAGCTACGCGCTTTGGCCCAACGAAGATGACTATTGGCAAGGGCGGGAAGGATGTTCTTACCCCTGGAGAAGATAAGCTCGTAAATCAATTGCTGTTCGACATAAGGCATCACTTCAAAGAGGGGGCCATGAATGATCTTCCCGCATGGCTCAAGAAGGTGCTTATCGACCAGCCAGACATAGCGTTTAAGCAGAGGGCGAAGAACCTCAACGTGCCGCTTAACCAAAAGACTGTCGATAGAATGGCGGCGGCCATTGGTAACGCACGTAGCATTGACGACCAGGTGCTTAAGATCGGCCACTCGATTGGAAAGCCCATAGATCCGGTAGAGTTCCACTACCCGTTCTATTCTGCGGTAGACGTAGAGGGCTCACGCAAGTTCTTCCATGATCGCACGGGCAAGGGGATCCCACTTGACGATCCTGCCACGCACCAGAGCCTTACTGGTGGTATGCGCTTCCATGAGATTATGGCACGCAAGATTGGCTTTGGGCAAGGGGAGATTGCCGCGCACCCACTCGATAGCTTCAGGGAAACCATAGAACGCCAGGTGACAATCGCATTGCGTGACGCAGCGTATAGCGACACTTTTAGTAAGTTCGGCAGCATGAACATGCTTCATGGCTCTATGGTTACTGGCAAGGGGGCCAAGGAATTCGACCCATTCGTTAAGGAGTATAACGCGGCGACCAGGGCCAAGGGCGGTACTCAGCTTAACTATATGCTGGCTGAAACGTCCAAGGGCAAGTACGCGGGCATGAGCAAAGAGAAGGGGCCGATGCAGTTGTGGCAAGAGCTTCGTCGTGCCACCACTAAGAAGGACGTGACCAAGGCCATCAGTGATATGGAAGTCCCCAAGGGGATTACCGACGCTAACCTTCTCGATATACGTAAGGACTGGGAGTCGACCAAGTCCTTGCTTGAGAAGGAGATCTCCGCGGGGGCCACGAGCAAGTCACCCGTACTGCAAGAGATGCGCGACATGGAGGCCCCGTTCTTTAACAGCCTTGCCGTGTCGAAGATGGAGACGCTGCTCAAGAACTCTAACGACAACATCACCCGGCAGATTGCTTCGGTTGACATTGCCACTGGTAAGCCAGTAGGCACTGCGGCAGACATTGCTGCTCAAGGCAAGGTTGGTGACCAGCTGCAGCGCCTCGCTAATGACGTGACCAAGAGGGCCAAGAGCCTTGGAGTGGAGCGCCACCTACCTGCGTTGCTTGAGAAGATTGGGTTCACTGGTGACGCCACCAAGGCTAACATAGCTGAGCTGACCAGGCTCAGCAGCGTCCTGCGTAGCGAGAAGCCCAACCGCTGGATCCAGGATCTTCTGCGACCTGGTAGCGACTTCGTCAACCCAACGCAGTTGGCGAAGATCAAGATCAAGCAGATCGGTAACCCGTCTAAGATGGTTCCGATCACCGATTATGTAATGGACCCCAAGATCATCCATGAGATGCAGCAGTACATTAGCCCCCAGAACATGGGGGAGATGGCTGGTGCTGCGTATAAGGTGCTTGGTTTCGCAACGAACAACCTAAAGAAGCTTCTAACTGGAGCTGTTATACCCGGAGTGATTCGCCCTGCATTCCATATACGTAACTTCCTCGACCAGGGATTCAAGAGAACCTTCGGGCTTTCAGCTGAGGCGGGGCTTGCGAAGCCAGAGAACATCGTCTCCACTATAAAAATGATGCTCGGGAAGAGCGGTAGCCGTGAGTTCTACATGAAGGGCTCACCGATGAGCTACGAGGGTATGCTTCAGCAGTTTGAGACGCTTACCACCTATAACCAGAAGTGGATGGACCTTGGAGCAGAGGCGAGTGACGTAGAGGACATGCTGAAGGTGTTCAGCACTGAGGGCGCTACTAACTACGCCCTCAAACGCCAAGCCTTCCTTGCCAAGTTCGAGAAGCTATCAGCTGCTAAGAAGGCTCTCGATCCTAACACCGCTGGATCGCTGATCGATAACTTCTTTGTGATTGAGTCCATGCTGGCACAGAGCGATAGGGGCATCCCCTTCGCTCAGGCGGCAGAGAACGTCCGCAGGAGCCTATTCGATTACAGCAACCTCACCGACTTTGAGAAGAAGCTGTCCTCCCTCGTTATGTTCTACGGCTTCCAGCGTCAGGCGCTACCGTTCGTTCTGAGGCAGCTTGCAGAGAAGCCTGTGCTCTTCAACGCCATGGCCAGGGTGAGAGACCTTAACTGGGACAGCCCTCAGGAAGAGGCTCTGGTGCCCCCCTGGGTGAAGGACTACCCCCATATCAGAATGGAAGCCGCTGACGGCAAGATCAAGGTGGCTTCCCTCAGGAACATGTTCACGCTGGATTCCATGGCTGACCTCTTCCCCATGGGGGTTAAGGAATTCGTTGCCAAGCTCAACCCCATGATTACCCTGCCGGTGGAGCTTGCCGTTGGCCGTGACATCTACATGAACCAAGACCTCAAGGAGGTGAAGTACATCAAGGAGGCGATGAGCAAGGTGCCTGAGTGGATCCCCTTCCTCAACGCCCGCACTGTCAACGCTGCCGACGGCAAGGACTACTTCGCAGTGGACGCCTACCCGTGGCATATCATGCGCCGCACATGGTTCAGCCGTATGTTCCGTGACGCTGACAACTTGGCCAAGACGGTTAGCGGCGACATCACCACCTGGCAGTCCCTTATGAACTTCTCTCTTGGCGTCAAGCTATACGAGTACGACATCGAGAAGCAGATGTCTTTCCTTCAGATGGACGCTAATAAGGCCAAGTCTGCGTATGACTCGGCGCTACGCAAGGGCGATAGGCTTGCGGCTACGAGGATCCTCGATGAACTACGTAAGTACACCCGCGAGCAGGAAGTACGGCTATGATAGAAATGTACGTCGCTATTGGAGTACAGTTGGTCGCCTTCGTTGTCTGGATAGCGAGGTTGGAAATGAAGGTTAAGTTTTTGCAGGAGACACACGATGCTTGCAAGTTAGGAAGAGATGCTGCCGCCGTCGCCAAAGATATAGCCGATGCCCTGTCGGTTTCTGTTCTAAACAGTATTAACAAGCAATTGGCTGAGCTTGGTACGGATGTTAAGTGGCTTATAAGTTCAAGGAATGGAGGGCCAGGTGGCAAGAGTTTTTAGCGTAGCGTTCGTTCTTCTGTTTGTTGCTGGCTGCCGCATCTTAGACATCAGCGACGAGCAAGCACAACAGATTGCAGACATGGCTGGCAAGGCTGCTGAGGGGATCACCAACGTGGTGTCTGGACCAATTGGTCCAGGGGCTGGTGCTGGTATAGGTGCCATGATTGGCCTTGCCGTAGCAGCTACCGTAAAGACGGTGCTCTCCGCAATGACCAAAAAGAAGACATTATAGGCAAACTTCTGATCGGCCCTGGGTGTGTAGCCCAGGGTTTTTTCGTCGATAAAAGTGGCCCCCGCTGTGGGGGCCACAAAAAAGGAGTGGAAACATGAAGTCTATCTATACTCGCGCTCCTCAGCCCTGTCTATATCCAGCTCTATGTTGTCTTCAACTTCTTTCCTAAGGCGCGTATAGCGTGCCTCTGTAGCGCTAAGCTGCTCCTTCAGCTTGCTCACCTCATCGAACCAGGCGTAGGAGCACTCAGCCACTTTATCACTTTGGCTGCTCTGGAACAGCAGCGCGGCCAATACGTATCCAATCGCCGCCCCCATCGGGAGCCCAATTATTAGTCCCATCCACATGTTTCAGTCCTTTCGCTTCCGCAAGTAGCTTCAGAAGATCGTCCCACTTCAAAACGGACAAGATTGGGTATCCGTCGCACCAGATATTATACCAGTCGACTGATCCTGCTTTAAGATCGGAGGCGATGGCTCCGAAAAGACCACCATGTTTCCTTCGTTTGCACTGGATACGGGTTTGAACATCTCGAAGACTGAAGCAGACATCCCAGGATCGAGCACTTCGCTGAGTGCATTCACGACTTTTGGTTGTGTCCAATCCAAGTTCGATGAGGTCTCTCTCGACCCGTCGTTCGTGCTCTTGGCCCCGCTGACGGTTGCGCCGTCCGCGCTTAGTTGCTGTAGACTCTTGTGCCACTGCTCTATCTTCCATTCCTTCCCCTCTTTCATGGCCTTCTTGGCCCAGTCCCTAAAGATAATACAACGCCGGTGCATCCCCGGAACATATGGTTCATCTAATGCCAGAACCCCAGAATTAAGCACCAGGTACTTCTTCTCATCAGCATAGCAAGTGTAGCCGAAGTGCTCATCGCATATCTTGCTCCACTCGTCTATGTCGCGTCCATTGCTGCGTTTGTTGAATTTTAGTTCCACTACACGCCTCGCTTACTCATCCACTGCACTGCTTTTTCCTGCTGACTCTCGGTGCAGGCCCACATCTTCTTGATGTTCTTGTACTCGTTCCTGGTGACGACCTCAAGCATCAAGGTGCAGCCTATAAGAAAGGTATCCTGGAAGTCCCCTTCGGCAATGTTCAGCGCCTCGCAGAGCTGATTCCACCGATCAATACCTTGCCACGAGTTTTCCCAGGACCCGTCGATAGCGCAGTTGATATAGAGGGGCATGCTGGCATTGGAATCGACAATGTCGAAGCGAATCCTCACCGACATCTTCCCTGCCTTGTTGCACTTCGGCTCGCCGATCTCGGCAACTACGGCGATGTGGATCCCGTCCAGCGGATACGGTTGCATCATTCCACCCATCTTAGCATCCAGACTCTTCAGGCTCTTGTCGTAGGTAAACATCCTCATCTTCATGCTCCTTTAGAATTCCGCCACGTACTTACTTTTGAAGGCAGCGAACACCGCTGCCCATTTATCTGGTGACGTACTACGTGCGTCCACCTCAAGGCCGCTTAGCAGCGCGTCAACGTCTGTCTTAGATACCTTGTGCTTGATCCCAAGGCGCAGCAGGTCAGCGTAGCTGCTAATCCCAGCCTCTTCATCCTTCGCCTCTTCGACTGGCTGCTTCGCCCTGATCTTGACCATTGCTGCCCACAGATCATTGTCTATAGGCGCAGGCGCTACACCGAAGAGATCCTTGCCGTCGTTGCCATCGCTACCGTCGGCGATCATCATGTAGCGATACTCTTTGCCCGCTTTTACTTTCTCTGTCCGGGCTACCAGAGACGCTAACCTGCACACCCACGCTGGTAGCTGCCCGCTCAACGCTATCTCTCTCGATATCCGGCGCTCTTCACCTACCGACTCCTCTCGCAGATTCATATGGATAAGGCCGATGACATCCTTGCCCATGGGTAGCGCATCGAGAAGCCGACGAACCATCTTCTGGAACTGAAGGTTGACCACGCGATAGAGATCCAACCCAATGCTCTGCACGCTCTTCCCGCTCTTCTCAATATATTCCTTGGTCAGCATCTCGCTGTACTGAGAGAGGCTATCGAGGACTATGTGCTTGATCGAGGGGTCTGCTATCGCCTCTTCCATAGCCAAGCTAAACCCGTCGCTGGTGGTGGGGCACAGCACCTTGGCGTCAACCCACCCGAAGTTCACCAAGCTCGTCAGCCCCTGCGGCTCAGACGAGATGATCACCGTCTTGTCACGCGGGAAGTTGCGTATGCACGAGGTCTTCCCCGATCCACTCTTGCCGTAGATCAGAACGAAGACCCCATTGTTAAACTGGATTGCTCGAAGACTCACTGACTTGATCATGTTTCTGTAGCTCCTTCATTGCCATATTCCTGACGAACTCTGGCTCAGGTACCAGAACTGGCAATGGCTTTGTCGGCCCCCATTTGCCAGCCTTAAACTCGAACACGCTGCATTCGGTTGTCTCTGGGTAGTAGCGCACCGTCCTCATGCGACCGATGTCGTACCATACGCAGAAGTCCATGGGCTTGTTGTAGTAATCGCAAGACTCTTCCCATTCCTTACGTTCGCTGTAACTCAATGACCCCATTTAGTACCTCATCTATTTCGTCCCTGGTTACCGTGCCATTACCGAATTTCGTACACTGTATGGCCGCCGCGATGCTGCCGATGATAGCTGCCGTATGGTACATGCCACGAGAGTATCCGAGCATAATAGCGGCAGCAGCAAGGTAGGCATCGCCAGATCCGATGGTATCAACTGGGTCTCTATTGAATGCAGGCAGGAAGTTAGCGTCAACCATTGATCCGTTGGGGCCATTCTTAAGGAACACCTCTTTGAATGAAGACCGAGCGACACCACTGTCACGCAACTCCTTCTCGGTGGCGAACAGCACCGCGTCGATGTTGCGGTACAGTTTGATCGTCTCCGGGTTCTGACAATCTACCACCAGCAGCCCATCTCCCGCAAGACGACGGACCTCAGCCTTGGGGATGTTAAACTCCCCCTGGAAGAGAGAGAGGATGGTTACGGTAGCCGATGGCATTGTCGCTGGGTGGGGGTAACTGATCGCCCTACCCTCGGTAGTCCTGAACAGCACCTGCTTGTCGATGCATATCCGTCGCTTGGTAACCCACGGGTCGCAGAGGCAGGTGCTGTCGTGAAACAACATCTCACTGGGGATGCACCGTGCCGCGTCTACGGCAGGGGTAGGAGCCCCCAGCGTAACCCGCGAGCACTGGTGGGCGCAGTCGAGGGCCACCTTAGCCGCACCGCCGAGGTAGTTCACCTCGTCCGTGATCTGCCAATTGATTACTGGATAGCCCTTGCTCATGCCAAGGGGCTCAACGTAGGTGTAGGCGTCAATAATAGGGTCGCCAAGAACGTTCACCGACACGCACTGCGCCGAGGTCCATGCGTCAGCAATCCCCTTGGCCCCGAGGTTAACCGTCTGAAGGTATTCGTATAGGTTTATAACTATATCTCTCAATTGAAGTGCTCCGTCTGCTTGCGTGTCCACAACTGCGCGTCAGCCAGTATAGCAGCCTTTAGGTACTTCGGCTGCGCCGTCTTCTCGTAGAGAATGGCACAGACATCCCGATTAGCCTTGATGTCGATTGTCTTCTGACATTCAATCATTGCTCTTCCTCACGTTCTATGTCCCTAATTACCCATACGTCGCACTCACGATTGCTCATAGACCGTCGAGTGCCACCGGTCTTCTTGATGCGTCCTTCTCTGTACAGTTCCCAGCGGCGCGGTCTCTCAGTATCGCCTGACATCGAGAGCCCCTCTTGTATCTCCTGGTCGGTGCATCCGTCTGCGCCATGCGCGGTGATATAGTCAAGCACGCGAGCGCGTAGCTGTCGAGCGCACCCCTGCATGGACTCGGCAGCTTCTTCGCTGGTGCCGGGGCCAGAGCTTGGAATGAAGTAGTCGTAGTCCTCGCAGTTCATCTTCTCACTCATGCTACACCACTATCGAAGCCCTTTGGCTTTCCCCACATAGACGAAGCCATACGCTCTAACAATACTCTCATCGCCTCAATGCCTTCGCTGATTTCATCGTGCGCCTCCGGCGGGCACGGTGGCTGCGGCGGGGGGAGGCAGAGCTTGAGTGTGGCGACGGCGGACTCCAGTTTGTCCAGGCGTTCCGTCATGGCTTGATGATCTATTGCGTTAAGCCGATAGTTCATGGTGGTGGGTCGCTTCATGGCCTCCAACCGCTCCTCCCCGTCTTCCTCCAACGCCTCGATGCGTTTGACTATCCCGTCGATGCGCTCATCGGTTCTCAGGGACAGCAACTCCAGTTTCTCGAACCTTTCGTCGTCGATGTTGCGTGTCTCCATGGCCTTCCCCTCCTGGATTTGTTGCAACTCGCACATGCCAGACATTCTGCTTTCTATTTCCTCGATGCGCGCCTCTACGGTGGTTAACGGTGGGTTATTCCCGCGAGGGACGAATGGTGTTTTTGGTTCTGTAGGATTCCATGATATTATTCTCCACTGGCATATTCCACAGTTGGCTGGCTCCCACATTTTCCCAGCATCTACCATGGCGCAGACCGCAGTTGCGTGCGGGCATCCGCACCAAGGAGGAAGCCTCCTTAGTTTTCTGCTTGTTCCTATCGAGTACAGTTCTTCCGGCGGCGTGGGCACGCAGAGCTTGAGCGAGTCGACGGCGTTATCCAGCGCAAAGCAGCGCTCTTTCAGCGCGTTTATCGGCGCGATCCACACGGTTTGTAGACGATCCTCCAGCGCCTTGATCCGCGCTTCGTTTGCCGCTACTCGCTCATTGATATCCTTGCGCCATGCATCCTTCACAAAGGATGTGGCAAGGCCGCCGTCTTTGACGCCATTCTCCAGTTTCAGAATGACCTCGTGCAGATCCCCAACGCGCCCCTTTAGTCTATTGATGTCGTCGTCTTGGCGCGCCTCTACGGCATTGGTGTCCATTCGGTATGTCTCCAGCGCAGCTATGCGGTTCTCGTGCTGCTCGTGGGTGGCGTTGGAATCGTTCGACAAGCGATATGTTGTTTCCCGCAGCACTGCGATCTGCTCCCGCACGTCATCGGGGTGATGGTCTGTAATCATGCTCTCCTCCGGTGTTCTCTACGACCTGCGCGTTGTGCCGCACGATGACCACACGTCAGATCCTGCGTGCGCAGCGATGTGCATACGCCGCGTTCCTTATCCATAAAAAAAAAGTCGCACTTGTTTCCGATCTCGCAGTGGTAGATCACCTTCGCCTCCACGCGGCACGCGCTAACTTTTTTTGCCATTGTCCCTCCTCAGCTTTTTGCCAATCCGCCGTGCCAACCTGCATGTGCATCCACCTCCGTGGATGTCGTACCAACGGCACTGCTGGGTCGCGTCAGACTCCACGGCTACATCGCACGGCTTGATGTCCGTCCGACACAGCCAGATACGGTATTCGATTGCTGCGCTACGCGGGGTCATGGGGAACCTCCTTGCCCGCGAGGGCGAGTATGCCACAAAACATACCACAGTCTTCTACGATAGGGCGTCTGTTTGCACCTCGTTTTGGATCGAGTTCGTCCAGGTATACGCCCTTAATGCAGGTCGCCACGATCTCCCTTTCCATCGTTGCTCGTGCCGTAAACACAGCTGGGAAATCGACCCGTATGTGGTTCCAGTACCCCATCCCTCCCTTTACGCATCCTACGCAATTGTTGTTGTTGTACCCAAGATCATACATGGCTGGCCGCTTGATCCCGCTTGCGTGCAGCACCCTGTGTGCGTCTTCTTTTGTCATCCTCTTATCCACTAACGGAAACACGTGCTCCATAGATGCCATGGCTTCCCTTATCCTGTCGCATCGGTTCTGCTCTGCTACGTCCATCCCCCATACATAGCGCAGTGGTTCTCTCTGCTCCATCTCCCACTCCATTCGTATACGCCGCTTCAGTCTCAGAGAACAAGCCGCACCTCCTGCTCCATTGATGTACCCCCTGCCGCCAGACATCCGGCAAGCGGTCTCAACGCATTTGTAAGGGCTCTGTAGCACCGTGATCCGTTTCCCAAACCACTTCTCACAGTCCTGTACGAACCTCATTGTATCCGGGTGCTGGTCATCTATGTGCGTGTAGATGATTTGGTCTATGGCGTCTACTAACAGCTTTGTCGCCACAGCAGACGAGACCCCCGCAGAGAACCAAGCAATTGTTCTACGCGGGGTCATGGGGCCCCTTGCCCGCGAGGGCGGTACGCATGTAGAACACCACGTCCTCGATGGCGAACTTCACGGCCCCCTTCTTATCCGCGTAACTTGCGAGGTCGTCTACTCCATCTTGCAGCGCCCCGCGCAGGCGCTCCACCTCGGCGCGCAGATTTTCGATCTCTACTCGTGCGGCCATCAGTTCGGTTGTCATCTCTGCTCCTGCGGTGCTATCCGCCAGCCATCTGGCGTATCCATCGGCCCCCGTGTACCCTCGCTCTATCTTCGTCATGCCTTCTCCTTGCCCGCGAGGGCGGTGCGCAACCGGAAGTTGCACGCTTCCAGCTCCTCGTTTAACTTGTGGACAACTCCGTACCTTACGCACCCCACGCAGCACGACTCTTCAAACGGGATTGTGGCTGGGTGGTTCATCCTCTCGGTGAGTACCTCGGCCAGTCGCTCGTTGTCAGCACGCAGCTCCGCGAGATCGTCCACGTGAATGATCGCGTACTCGCCAGCTTCCTCTATCGTGATCTTCTCGATCATGCGTTGCCTCCCTGCAATAAAGTGGCTCCCCCCATACGCTGTTTGGTAGGGGCGATGAGGGGAGCCTTAACAAAGTGAGAATCTGCTTCAAGACGCTCGTCTTTGTACGCCTGCAGTTTGTCGTCTTCCTGTGCGTACATCTCCCGTACTATAGCAGCGTAATCGTTGCGCTGGTACGGCTCAGGGGCGTCACCTATATCATCGTAGCTCATACTAGAAGCCCCAGTTACAAGGTGTTTCGGAAGCATTAATTTACTTTCTCGACAACTACGCGTATCAAGCCAAGGCGAAGGGGTGCCAGCTTGGCGAAGGCCCCCTTGGTCAGGTCGAGGCCCCTACCCTGGCGTACGAGCCGGTTAGCTGGGCCACGGTCATTCACGCGCACAACGATGCTCTTCCCATTGTAGCTCACCTTGAGCATAGTACCGAAGGGTAGCGTCGGGTGCGCGCATGTCATGGCGTTATCGTCCAGTCTCTCGCCTGAGGCCGTACGAGCCTCGGGGTTGCGTCTGGTGATGCATTCCGCCCGAGAATACCAGCTTGAGGTCGTGGACCACTGCGGGTCGGCTAATAGCGTCGTAAGGCACAGGCAAATCATAATCTCTCGTCCCCCGTGCCAAGGAAGAATCGCTTAAGGGCCTTGCCGGTGCTTACCCCGCTGCCTCTACGTGGGGGTTCTCGATCCTCTTCTCTCACGCCGAGGGGCTTCCCTACCCATGCGGGGACAGAGGATTCGCTTGCGCCCATTCGCTCTTCGCTTGGCCCCGAGGTATCCGTCCGCGAAGCGGTCCAGCGATGGCCCTCGTCGCTCTTGTCGCGCCACCTTTTCGGCCAAAAGCCTCTATCAGTTTGGTCAAGGCGAGTGGATGCAACCTGAGCGTCGTCAACATCCTGTATTCCAGTCGGTCGCATCCCCTGTTGACACTCCCATTCGTACTGCCGGCGCGCCCTGCTATCTGCAGTAGACTGTATGGAATACATACGGCATTCTTCCTTCCAGGTCATGGGCTGTTGCGTCTCGCGCTCTACGTATTGTCCGCCATCGCGTTGTCCCCGGTAGGTGAGGTCGTCGCATCCCACTGCAAGCGCCGCGGCCAAGATTAGCTTCTTCATAGTAGCCTCCCTGTGGTTATCCCTCTCTGTTGGCGGGAAGGTCGCGGGAACCTTCCCATGCGCGGTTACAGTATCGGCCAACTATTGGCAAGCTTAAGGATTGCACGAAGCGCATGCCTCCGTTCCCAACCTGGGCTCACGCGCTCATTCATGCCCAGCACGAATCCTTCCGGGCAGTCCTGGGCGATTACGAAGTCGCCGCATTCGCTCGCGCCTTGTATCTTCGGGCGATAGTAGGCGTAGTACGCACCGAATTCGTTATGAACCTGATCGTAAAACCATGCGTCCACGGCGTTCACAATCTTGACTTCGAATAGCGTCCACGCGAGTTTGCTTCTCTGGGCTTCAGTCATCGTAGCATTCATATCGTCACCTTCCTTCCCATTCGCGGTTACAACGTTTGGTAAGATACTGGGCCGCCCACGTACAACGTTGGACGCCACGCCTTTTTGCACGCCCTATCAGTAGCGTCGTTCCGCCATGTGTATCCATCATTGGAATAGGTCTTGCCGTCTTCGTATCGCCTTAAGTAGGCATTCCAATAGACCGTCTTTGCATTCATATCGTCACCTTCCTTTGCTATTCCAGGGGCCTACAAGCCCCCACGTTGCGCCGGCGCGCCCCCACGGGCCCGATTGCCCATGGGGTTACCCCGGCGCGCCACAGGGCCTACCGAGGGGCGTCCCTATCGTCATTCCACATGGCGCGCATGGAAGCGCGTACGGCATCTGCGGCGCATCGGTGCGTACAGTAGATGCGGCCGAGGTACTCGACTACCATGGTCGGTGCATCGTAGTCGTCGGTGGCATCGAATGGATATCCGCAGCTTTCGCATACCAGCTCTCCAGAGCTGATAGAGCGATTGTCAGCCATGGCCGACAGCGGCCGTCGTGCTCCGATTCGTTTGGTGGTGGTTGAAAGCATACGATTCTCCTTTGTTAAAGGTTTGAAACTAGTATACGTCCATGGTGGGGATGTGGCTAGGCATCCCCAATATAGCCACTACGAGCGAAGCTCTCCGTTTGTCTTGAACGTCTCCTCAATGAGGGCGGATACGCGCTCGGGAAATGCTTTCGTCGATGTTGCCGTTCTTCCGGCCTTCTCGGAGCTTCCGATGGCGTACCATGATATTCGGTCATCATCGCTCTCACGAAGCGCCACGACACCGCACGATGCAAGGGCAACGTGAGTAATCGTTGGCGCGAAGAACCGAACGGTATGGTACTCTCCCGCCATCATTCCACATCGGATCGTATAGCGATGCTTATCCTCTGCCGTCGGCATACACTCCGAGAACGTATTCCCTGCAGGTACGAATACTATGCTACTCGTAATCTCTCCCTCTTTCGGAAGGATGGCAAGCGTCATGCAGTACGCCTCACGAGCCTTGCAGCATGCGATGTCATACAGCATATCCGCCTCGGCATCGGCACGCGCTTCATCCTTCTTGGCTAGCTTTAGCGCCTTCTTGAACGCCTTCTCATCGGTGTAAGTGGTTCCGTTGACTACGTAATTGACTTCCATTTGCGATTCTCCCTTTGTCAGGTCCTACGTACGGGTAAACATGGCGAGCGGCCTTCCCGGCCGCTCAGTGGGTTATGCGAGTACGTGCGCCACTGCTTCGGCATCCGTAATAGGGTAGAATTCCCCATCTATCCATGCCATCGGCTCGGCTTCTGGGCCCTTGAGGTGCAAGTAGTGGCGAGTGCCTGAGTGCTTGTAGCTTCTCACATCGCCATGCTCGCCCATATACATGAAGTCGCCACAGTCAAGGCGCATGTCATTGGCGAAAGCCTCAAGGCGCGCCCACACGTTCGTAGCAGTCTGCGTTCTCATTGCGATTCTCCTTTGTTAACCTTGGGGCCGTTACTCACGGCCCTCACTATAAGCCCCACGTACAAGGCCTTGAGAGACCATTAATTCTTTTTCTCTCAATCTCTCATTGCCACTACAAGCATCATACGACAGTAGTATCGGTGCGTCAACCCCCATTCTTGATTAATTGTTCGCCATAGCCATTGACTTCTCGCCCCAGTATCTGTAACATTGAATCGGTCTATCACCGTACGGGCTTCTGCCTTAGGCAGAAGCATCGCCCCAAGCTCCTCTCCCCCCCCCCTATTAAGATGCCTACTATGTCCCCATCCCCTATCCAATACCCCATGCCCATTGCCAATACCCATCCCCCCTAGCCAATGCCATGCCCATACCCCTGTGTATCAAGATCATACACTACCCAATCCATACCCCCCAATGCTCACCCTGCTTTCGTACCCCCTGATGCCTAGGTAGCTGGCGTAGGGGGTAGGTGGATGCCCCTTCTGCCCCCCCCCTACGATGATACACGCGTCAATCATCGGTGCGCGTGTGGGCCTGCGCGCATCACGCGCGCGCGCCCTAGAGCGCACCCACCGTCCAGCCCCCCGACGCCCATGCGCCTGCCTCCTCTACCTCCAGATCTCTGGCTTTCCTACCCAACAGGGTGGGGTAGGGGTGCCACCCCACCCTTGGTGGAGGGGAAGGTGGTATGTGGAGGGGGTAGTCCCCCGTAGCGAGGGCTACTGGTGGCGTGAGGAATTAATAGTTAGGAATATAAGGGGTGAGGAGCTTGTATGTGGGGCAGATAGTAGGAGCATGACGGGACGAAATACGCGGCTCCAGCCCATGGAGGATACCAAGCAATGGTTAGCGGTCCCTATGTGTTGCTATACGACGTAGGTCAACGGAGCCATACCAAAAGGCCTACAGTACCACCTAGGACGTGGTCAGCGGGTGTAGGAGCAACGCCTCCATGGGCGGCTAGCTTTGAGGAGAGAGAGAGATGACCACGGAGTGGACGACGGGGCGGCCGAAGGAGCCGGGGATATATTGGGGGCGGAGCAAGAGGTTCAAGTGTCACTGGTTGATAGAGGTAGGGGGAATATCGGCGCATGTGATGAGGGCTGGAGAGAGGATGAGCGAGACTGACTACTACGATATGGAGTTTGGTCCGAAGGTGGAGCTGCCTGATGACGGTGTTTAGCACTCCCTGGGAGGATGAGGAGAAGAGGCTGATTATCCAGGGGATAGCGCCGGTAGAGGAGCTACGTCTTAGGGGTACGCATGGGGAGTTGCTTGGGAGGATAAGGTTTAGGTGGTGGAGGAAGTGGAGTAAGTGGGTAGACGAGGCGAGTAATACGATTAGGTTCCCGGTGGTCAAGGACGGGATGCCACTGCAGGTGGAGCTCTACAAGCACAGGAAGGTATCGTTTATGTTTGAGGCGAAGGAGATTGGGTTGACGGTGGTGGTGAAGGCCTACGACACCGTGCAACTAAATCTCTGGATAGAGGGTCGCAGGCTGGTTGATATTCTGGCGTTGAGGAGGTGAGATGAGGTTATATCTGTTACGTAGAGCAACCGAGCCTGGCTATGACGAGTGGTATGGGTGCATGGTTGTGGCGAAGGATGAGTTCGAGGCGCGGAGGATGCACCCCCAGGGGGCTGGCTATGTTTGGGAGAACGATGGGTGGTGTTCTCGATGGGTTGGGAAGGACGGGGTGGTGCAAACATTTCGTCATTCTTATGACGGATGGGTTAGTCCTGAGGCTGTAGTTGTTTGTGAGGTAGGGGTTCCAAACGAAGAGTACTCAGCACCGCAGGTAGTTATTGCTTCATTCAAGGCTGGGTAGGGAGACTATATGATTCGAGACCCCGAGGACGTAATGAATGACGGGCGAGATGCGATGAAAGAGATCAAGGAACGAATGGACTGGGGAGTGGATGCGTTGCCGAGGCTGATGGAGACGCTTAACGAGCAGCTCTACAGGTTGGAGATGTCGATTGCAGACCATCGGCCAAAGAAGGAGACCTTGGAAGTGCTGCGAGTTATGTCTACGACAATTGGGCTCATGACGGAGGTGTGCGAATGAAAGACCGCCCATGGATCTTCATAAGCGGACCGTATAGCGATGCCAATCCACGGGTGCAGATGGACAACTGCGCCTTCGCCTTGTCCTATGCGGATCTTATCTGGGAGAATGGGGGTGCTGCGCTGTGCCTCAACAGCTACCTACTTGATTACTGCACAGAGCATGCCCAGTTCGTCAAGGCCTATAAGCGGCTCCTGGGGTCCTGTGACGGGGTTCTTATGCTCCCCAAGTGGACTGAGTCAGAGGGCGCACGCCAAGAGCACACAGAGGCTAAGAGGCTGCTTAAGCCGATCATCTATCTTGACGGGGGGAATGTGGATATTGTGGGGTGGATAAAGGAGCTGAAGAGGAATGGGTAAGACGGATAATATTCTCAAGGTGCCGGCCAAGCTTAGGATCCTTTTAAAGGGCGGGGTAACTAGGCGCTCGGCGCTGCCTTTTCTTACCGCTCTGACTCAGGATGTCCAGTTGTCAAAGGGCGATGTTGTCGAACCAGTGACCCCAAGACCTAAGGACAAGAAGAACAGGAGCAAAGAACAATGAGTAGGAAAGAAGTGACTCTTATAGAGTGGGCGAACAAGCATGGATCTCATCACCTAAAGGAGAGAATCCTTGGTTCATACGCTTGGAAGGGCTTGGCCAAGAGCGAATACGCAGAAAAGATTCTTTCTGGTATAGCGCTTGGGTTCCCAATCGCCAACATAAGGGATCCATATGCTGACTTAACCGAAGAGGAAGAAAGAAAAGCTTACCTTGAGCATTCCCCATGTGTTGACCCTTCTTCTCGCCACTTGAAGGCTGTAAAAGCAGTACTGAATAAGTTTACTCCAGGCGACGTTACTGCATCTGCTGTTGTTATTGAGCACATCCCAGAGATGAGCAAGAAAGACTGGGATGCGATTGAGGCCACTAGGGCGAGAAATATTTCGAGGGGCGTTAGCGGCCCTGGTGCTGACGCATGGCGACACTGGGTTGACGAAAACCAAGTGATTACAGAAGGGGTAATGCTTGCCATTGCCATACCTGGAGGCTTTCCGTTTAGGTTATATCTTGATACTGGAGTAAAGAGGGGCTATAGAGAGGCTACATCTCCTATTCGTAAACGTGGCTACGTGCGTTGCGAGGTTAATTCGGAGGCTGGTGATGCTTGAGTATCGGATTATCTACAGAGACAAGAATGGGCTGGTGCTTGTGCGCCAGAACCTGGAGTCGATTGATGCGGCGGTGAGTGCTCTGGACTGGAAGAAGAATGACCAGGAGAAGCGCCTCGCCTCGGGGAAGCTCCACGAGAAGCCCCGGAAGTTCATTATGGAATGCAGGGAAGTCACAGACTGGAAGGAAGTGTAAGCCATGAGTATCGCTGAAGACATGAAGGCCCTTACCGATAGCAGTGTCGATAAGGAGAAGAACAACCCCGAGTTTATCGCTAAGAACATCTTTAAGCAGGTGCTCTCGCAGATAGAGATTGCTGCTACCGCCGGACACTACAGGACACGGTACGAATATACTGGCGCCCACTGGCGCAGTGTAAACGAGGCCCTGGTGCCTTTGCTCGTTGTTGAGGGCTTCTTCGCAGACGCCCGAAACGACGGGGTTACCATCAGGTGGGACGAGCCGAAGAAGCGCATTGAGAGCGAGCTTATCGCCATGGAGGTCTAATGCCGCTGTGCGGCTACTGCGGGTCAAATGATGTTCGAGAGGTTTGGAGAGACGGGCTGGCCTATGTCTACTGCTACTGTCGGCAGTGCCATATGTGCTGGTCGTACCTGAAGCAGTGAGCAATATAGACAATGGAGCCAAGGGCGAGTTCTTGGCTATGAAGGAGTTCGTCAACAGAGACTGGGCTGTGTTCGTGCCTATTTCCGCCCCTACTGCCGTTGATTTCATTGCTTATAACCCAAGGATTCCAAAAACTGTGCGTGTACAGGTAAAGAGCGGGATGCACAGAGGGTGCTCTGATGGGTATAGCAGAAAACCAAGGGTAGTAATCCTTAAGGGCAAGGGGTCTGCTAATGGTGGGCAATCAAACTATAAGGATGATGACTTTGACCTGCTCGCTATAGTTTATAACCATTCGTCTGTGTTTCTAATTGGATGGCCTTTCTATACAAAGACAGAGTCGTGCGTTTGTATTCCAGAGTTAATGGCGTATACGGCAGACAAGTGGAGTGGCTTCATAGAGGATCGTCCCAAGCCAATCGCCATTGACGACAGGAAGTATTTAGTAGAGGATATGTTTTAGCTGAGGTACAATGAAGAAGTCCTTCACCATAGCTCATAACAAAGACGGCACCTGCTCTTCCAAGTGCCACTTCTACGACCTCTGGGCCTGTAGCATTGGCTGTGATCGAGACGGCTCATGCCGTGGCCCAGGCGTCTACCGTATGCGGCTGGATAGGATAGCGAGCAAGAATAAATGAAGTACTACCTTACGTATGAGGAGATGCGAGAACAGTCCCACCCTGCCGATGAGATATGGTTCCATGCTATTACTGGACACTATATGTCTATCGGCAAGAACGAACCTATAGAAGAGGTGCCAGGATTCTGGAGACCTGTTGGCCGTTATCCACTTGAGGTGATAATTGAGTGCACCGAGTCCGGCAGATTGTCAAACAATGCCGAGTATAATGGTAGTGTCAAATTTACAGAGCCGATAAGATATAATTCTACACCTCAACGCAAATATTACTATGATGCGCATGTTGATCGTTTTTATCTTTGGGCTCCCCTGTGTAATAATAAACGGGTTCTTGACATTGGCTGCGGATATGGCTACGGGACAAGGATTCTTAGTAACTCAGCCAAGGAAATTGTTGGTATAGATATTAACGAGGACGAGTTGGACTACGCCATTAAGTACCACTCGGCTGAGAACATAACCTTCCTAAATGGAAAGGTGGAAACGTTAGTCGGGGAACTGTTTGACGTGGCGATTTGTACCGAGGTTGTCGAGCATGTCGAGGTAAAGGACATCCCGTCGTTAATGTGCGGAATCAGGGACAAGATGAAGTTCGGTGGAGTTGTGGTGTTTACCACCCCCTGCCAGTTCTATACGCAGAAGACAGCCAACAAATTCCATGTCCAGGAATACTCCTACGTAGACTTCGTGTCTATTATTGCTAAGTATTTCAAACCCTTCTCTGCGGCATGGTATGACTGGAAGGATGGTTCTGTTAGCAATCGATTTAAATGGGGTGGTGCCCCAGGAAAGCAGAGCGATATAGTGCAGTTTATTTACGCGGAGGTGACTTAGTGCTTGCTGACATCCCCTCTCTCTTCGGCCCTGGCATGGTTATCGAGGAGCCCCTGGCTTGGGTCGCCACCCCTGGCACCAAGTTCTACATGCAGTGGTATGGGCTCCCGGCCATGGTTGTCA